TTGATTGGTCTACTGTCAACATCACTGAAGATAGAACCCATAAACACGGCTGTCGGCTGAATCTCAATACCCAACTCCCTTAAATCAAAATCGTTTCTCGTGATTCCAATATTACATAAGTCCTCTTGACCCCAAAATGATGCAACATCAATGTCTTTTACTTGGCTAATAATTTGTGGTAATTCATCAATATTTGTTGATGATTTAAAATTTGAACCGTCAAACTGCTCGGCAACACCCATATTCATCCTAATCAAATCCTGAGGTCTCAAAGAGAAACAACCCATATCTGATAGGTCCATATCCAATACAATCTTCTGATTACCCAACGGAACACCGGTAATCATAAAGTCACCTGAATCGTTTGTTTTTACAGTAAATTTGTAATACTTTTCATAGATTTCCAATACCTCATTACGAGTTAATACATCTGACCTTGAAGGGAAAGTACCCGTCGGTGTGTGTCCACCATATTGTTTCTCATAAGGTAAAAGATTATACCTATACCCATCTTCATTTTTTTGTGTTGGTGACTTGTAAGGGTATAAGGTTGATATTACGGGGTCTTCTAAATCCATATCTTCCACAGGAATAAAAATAGATACCCGTGCATTTGGAATACCAAACCCACTATTGGCTACGACTCTACCAACAACAACACCGTAATCAGCACAGAATCTTGAGTACACATCTTCTTGTCTTAACTTCAATGATAAGATTTCAAGAAAATCAAAGTCCTGCTCCACATTCATTCGAATGTTTTGGTCAGTTCCCAATTTTGTACGTATTCTATATGACTTAGACATAATGTGGTTTTAAGATAAATACTTATTTATCCATTTTACTAATATAAACCCACAAGTATATGTTGTAAATTATTATTATTTGTAGTCAACGTTTTTAAGGTTCTTAACTCTAACCTTAATATCCTTCTCAGGGAATCTGACTTGATAGATTTGTGAAGGTTCCGCAAATATTGTTTCATCAACTAATTGTATCTCTTTTGTATCTGAATCCACATATCTCTGAGATGTCTCTGATGAAGAATATTGACCCCCAACTTTATTATAAACTTTAAGTTCTGTAATTGAAATTACACCTGCAACATCTTGAATAGTTTTCTTAATCTGAGATATAAATACGTTTCCACCCATAGTTCTATCTATTGGTGCCATATATTTAGACACCTCATCAATGATTTTAGTGATAACCGTACCTTGATTTTGACCTGAGTCCAATACAACAGATAAGTCATATTCCAAATCAATTACCTGACCAACGTTAACTGATATATAATCATTAATCATTCTATATTTTGATAGATAATTTGCAATGTTTTGTTTTAATGTGTTCGAAACTGTCTGAGTAAGACTACCGTTAGCATCATAAGATAATACGTTAATATTAATCTTATTGTCTTTTTCTGTAATAGCGGTCTTTGCAGGAGCCCCATATTTTCCTGGCATTTTTCTCACTAACGCATTATAATCATTGATAGTAACCGCCCTGTTTTGTGATGCATAATTAAATGTTACCATGTTTCTCACTTCCTCTATCGATGGTTGATTAGCTCCACCAATCGCAGCGGTAACATTATTAACAGTTAATGAATTGATTACTGTTTGGTTATTAGTATTCGAGGGTCCATTTACAAAGAAATTTACGGTACCCACCTGATTAATCGAGTTAACACCAATATTAGATGATGTACCACCACCCACTCTATATTTAACAAATAACGTGGTATTTGCTTTGACGGTCCTACCTAAACCAATATTATTTTGATAATCCTGAATTCTCATAGACACCCCATTTCTCGCAAACTCAGCGAGTTGGTCGTCAGGTGTCGTAGTTCCACCACCAAACTGTACTTTCATAAACCCTTGAGGTGTATATTCAGTGATAAATCTTTCTTCCGTATCAATATAACTACCAACCTTAATACCAGGTAAGTCGGATGGTTTTGTCGTATCTTCAACAAAAACAGTACTCTCAGCTAATGATTCAACCTCATACCATCTGTCTTGAGTATTCACAAATTCAGAGTAAGTTGGCGTTGACTGAAATGATGTACCATCTTTTTGAATAATATCAACAACCTCTAATACATTCTGTTCAGGTAAAAAGAATTCAAAGAACGGCTTAACATCATTAGGGTTGATTGTCTTTTTGAATACTTTAGTTAAACCATTAACAACAACCTCCCTTTTAGTAATAGTGTAATTAATTAATACATTATTAGAATCAAAGTTAGGTATTTTTGTTCTGTTAGGGAAACCTTCATTATTGTACTGTGAAGCAAAATCAATATCATAAACATTTTCAAATACCTGACCTGCACCAATCACTTGTGAACCGGCTCTTAAGATACCTAAGTACCTTGAATCTTCCTGGTCACCAAACGCTGGTACTGTTACAGAAAAATCAACAATCGAAACTGAGGGTCTGTTACCCGGTATTTTTAAACCATAAGTTCTGGCAATATTAAAGATTGATGAACGTTGCTGTGCGTATTGAAGAACCGTCTCTTGAATACTTCTATCAATGTGATAATTTAAGTTATCACCAATCGCAGCATTAAGGTCCATAAGAACAGAATATACCGCGGCATCATTAAAGTTATCGATTAATTCAGGATAATATTGTTTGGTATAATTTACCAAATCCTGTCTCAACCCTTCAAAGTCTCTTTCTGTGTATGAAATTTTCTTACTTGCCATCTACTATTAAATATTGATTATTATAAAATCTTTGGTTTGGAAAGTACTATCGGTAATAGTAAAATCTATTCTTAATTTCGCAGTATACTCTTCGACACCTCGACCAGGTATTCTATATATACCTCCAACACCTAACTTTTCTACATTTAATTCACCCTGAATATCTAAATCTTCTAAGTATGGTGTTATCGTTATCTCATTTATTGTTAAATTAGGTATGTAAGTTTCAACCGCATTTTCAATATCCGACTTAATTGCCTCAAAACTTGTCCCATCCATCGGTTCAAAAATAAATTCATATATTCTTGTACCAAAATCAGGTAAATAATATCTACTACCTTTTCTAGTTAGTATCAAATGTAGTAAGTCGGTCCTAATCTCCTCATCTGCCGTTTGAGAAAGCGAGAGATATTTCCCTTCTTTACTATCCTGAAAAGGAAAGTTAATTCCATATGTTTTACCGTCTGCCATTGTCTATAAATATCTTAACTAATTAAATTGCAAAAAAAAGAGGACCGAAGTCCTCTTTATCTTTATTAATTGCCATTTTTAACAATTATCCTTCACATGCCACACATTGAAGGTCGTTCAGATTTAGTTTCTTTCTTGCGAAAGCCTGAGCCGAGTTCATTGAGTGTTGATAGTATAATGTCTTTACTCCCAACTGCCAAGCTTCGATAAGAAGTTTGTTAACATCCCTTGTCGGCATGTCAGGTGAAATCATTAAGTTTAGTGACTGTGACTGGTCAATATAATCTTGACGAACCGCAGCTTGGTTAATAATTGAAGATTGGTTAATCTCTGAGAAAGTTCTAAACACATCTTTTTGTTCGTCACTTAGGAAGTCCAATTGTTGTACTGAACCATCATTCTTTTTAATGATAGACCAAACCTCTTTGGTGTCCTTACCCATCTCACCTAATAACTCTTTCAATACAGGATTTTTAATAGTTACCTTCATCTTAGCAACATCCTTCACATAACAGTTAGACCAAATAGGTTCGATTGATTGTGATACTTGACCTAAGATAAAAGCTGAAGATGTTGTTGGTGCGATTGCATTCAATGTAACGTTTCTTCTTCCATATCCTTCTAAGTACTCAGGTTCACCGAACATCTTAGCCAATTCCTCAGACGCCGCGTATGATTTCTCTTTAATGTGTTTGAATACCTCAACATTCAATCTCGCAGTTTCTCTCGTATCAAAAGGAAGACCTCTCTTTTGCAGAAGTGAGTGCCAACCTAATACACCAAGACCCAACGCTCTTTGTCTCTTAGCGAAGTTGTAAGCTTTCTCCAAATAGAAGAAACCTCTCTTACCTTCGATAGTTCCGTTATCTCTGATGTCCTCAATCTTAGTCAAGAATTCAGTAACAACCGCATCTAAGAACATTGTCATAATCTCAACAGCATCTGTGTCTTTCCACTCATCATAGTGAAGAACATTCATTGATGACAATACACAAACAAATGACTCCTCTTCAGAGTTGTGAAGTGCAATCTCAGAACATAAGTTTGAATTGTAGATTGTTGCTTCTTTGTCTTTGTATACATCAACAGTGTTGTTGTTCATTGTATCATGGAACATAATGTATGGGTAACCAATCTCTCCACGTCTTTGGATGACCTTAGCCCAAATTGCTCTTTTCTCTTCATCACCCTCAATCATCTCATTCATAAACTCATCAGTCACAGTAACTGCGTGAGTCAAATCCTGAATTGGGAATCCTTCTGTACCAATCTCCAAGAACTCCATAACGTCAGGGTGTTCCACAGGAAGATATGGTGAGAAACGACCACGACGAGTTGAACCCTGTGAGATGTTGTCAACAACACTCTCAAATAGATTCATAAAGTGTACCGAACCTGGTGCTAAACCGTTGTCAGTAATCTCAGCACCTCTGTGTCTGATGTTACCAAAGTAACCAGAAGTACCACCACCCATCTTACTCATTTCACCGACTTCTGCCTGTGTGTATAGAATTGATTCAATATTGTCTCCAATATTTGAACCAAAACAACTTACAGGTAGTCCTCTCTGTTTTCCAAAGTTTGCCCATACTGGTGATGATAATGAATACCATCCTTTACCCATATAGTTATAAAACTTTTCAGAGAATCCTTCGATACCTAATAGTTTTTCTGCGTGGTCTGCAATAGTTTTAATTCTTT